GTCGAAGGATCGGGCTGGTTACCGCTTACATGCTCCGCCCCCCTCCTTCTCCCTCGGTGGTAGAGAACTACTGGCTGTAGCCCCCTACGGGGCCCACCGGGTCTAGCGAACTGGGGTCACATTGTGATCTCGGAAGCTGGTCGTTACAGTCTGGGGAAATATTGGCCAAAACTTTGGGACGCTATTTCTTTCGTCCTTTCGGAAGACGCCTCCCTTTCGGCAACGCCGATCGGGTAATACGTTCAACCGTAAGGCCAAAGTTAGTTATAGTTCTCCAAAGCGATTTTGGTGTTAGGCTAGACTCTAAGTTATACTTAGAAATGAGTCTAGCCCTTGCCTTTTCTGCTTGACTTGGAGGTTTGAGATCATCCACAAAATTGGAAAGGGTCTTTCCATGAGGGATGAGATCTAACAGGTCCATCAAGGTAATAGGTAATTCATCACAGGGGCCATAATGGGCTCTGTGAAGCAGTCTGGATACTGCTGGATAGAACTTATCCAACAAGGTGATCTGTCTTTCCATAAGTATATTGAAAGAACAGAAATAGAAGTCAAAGAGAACGTGGTTCCCATGTTCGGCTTCATCCACCATATTGAGTGCTTTCTTAAAACACTCAATAGTATCGTACACTGACGAACATAGTCCCTCAATAATTGAGCGGAGTAATGTCGCTTCCAGAGTACCTATCCGTTCCAGCGGTTTACTGATCAAGCCCTTTTGGGCAGTCAAGATGCGTCCTAGGTTAAATGACCCACTGTAAGTGGACAAGAAACCAAGTATAGACGCCCTTGTGTTACTGATGCACTTAGAACTAAGTGTACCAGGAACTAGCAAGGTCCTGACGATCAACTGGATTAAAGGGTGTGACTCACCACTACTTAATGACCGAGAAACCTCGGGCCATAGTGAGCGGGGCACCATTAACCTAATCAATCGTGATATTCCTTCACTTGGATACCATCTTGACAAGATGGACCAAGCTTGAGCTAGTCGGTCGACGGGGCGTCGACATAATAACTCTTGTTTGAAAGAAACAGGAGATACGTTGATGCCTTTATAGTAGACTTGAGAAGCAAACTGAAGTAAACCACTAGTTTGACTACAGAACGACTTAGGAAGACTAAGGTTAATCCCATACTGGCTGCACACCTTGATATACTGCTCAGCAACTGCTAAGTTGGCGATGACGACGTCATCCCCAAGAACTAGATAATCAATAAAAAGACCCGGTACGCCAGCTAAACTAGCGGCGTACATGACCAATACATGATGTACCAAAGCCATAGCAGGCCAGGAAGACAAAGCCCCCATAGGCTGTCCCCGAGTATATCGTATAGGTCTCTTTTCGCGTCCGACGGAAAAGATATAGTCTCTATCCACAAGAAGTTTTATCCAAAGTTCTGCCACATACTGACCGAAGATATACCCAAGGACGTCCATATATAGACGTTGTGGTATGGTATCGGTAGCTGCCTTCAGATCTAAGGAATAAACTGCTGTGTACCCACGGGCAACAAACTCTGAGAGTTTGCCATCCTGGTCATACGTAGCATCCTGTGGAAACAACTCGAGACTTTTCATAAGAATCTTGTGTAACGGTTTTAGGAATAACTGAGTCCAGAAATCCGGCAGGGCTATTACACGTTGTTTACCGCCACCATCGGAGAAGGTGGCGAGTTTGCCTAATTTTAGTTTTGGGTCCGGTGTAACCGGATCAGATCCTAATTGGCGAACAACTTCGTTATAGTAGCCTATATAGTGATTATTTGGAACACCGACAGCTAATAGAGAAGATTGAACTAGGTCTATCCATGAGGATAGACTTTTATTACCATCTTTCTCAAATTGTTGCCAGGCCCGAGTATCATCACGTATACCTGCGGAAATCACGGAAGAGTTAGGTCCAGAAGCAATAGAAGTGTATCCTGTAGGCGCCAAGTCACACACTGTGACAACAGGCACTTTCATAGTTTTAAGAATACGGTAGGCGAATGCACGGAAATCAGAAGAGTCACCAGTCCAGGGTTCAGCATTTATCGTAGATAAATCTGGATCCACAGGGACCTCAATAGCTTTATATATATAAAGCCACGAGAGGACGAATCTGATTCCGGATATATCGCCCCGTCTTATCCAGTTTCTCCAGCATAGGGGAAACCACCCCGGAATACCATTCCGAAGAGAGACACATAAACCGAGGGATCGTGAATCCTTAAGTTTATGTCCTGATAAGTACTTTAAAACTAAGATATAGGATACCTTCATATACTTCACCGTATATAGAAGGCCATTCTTACAAAAAATCCCAAGGACATGATTAGAAGCCTGAAACGATTGCCGACGAGCGTCAAACAACGGTTTCCCTACTAAGTTGATTAGCAATCCTTGCCAATCATTTAGTAGTCTAACAAAGTTTCCTTTGTTAGGTAAGACCAAATTACCCACAAACTTTAACTTCTTCGTGCCGCTCTCACGAGCGGGCTCTGCCCCACTGGCAGTTTCTCTCTTCTTCGTAGTTGGATTTCTCCACTTACGAAAAGATGACACAAGTTTCGAAGCCCAATTCTTCCAACGGGGAATTGGGGGGGAATTTTGTTTATCGTCTTTCGACGTTCCGGTAGCACTACTCGAATTAGGGACAGGCGGCTTTGTCGGTTGCGTAGTGGTTTCTCCCTCTGAGCCTTCATCATTTGAAGGTTGAGTATCTGACGGTATCGCCAGAACCTCAAAGGGTAACTCGTTCGAGTTCCACACTCTCGTTTCACGAAGATAACGGAGCTCGTCCAGGTATAAAACTATGCCCTTCGGATCAACAACACAATAGAACAGTCCCGCGTGGCGGAACCAGTTAATTCGTGGATCATGGAGATTTCGCATAGTTTTAAATGTAATAATAATGGTCATGAGCTAAACGGAGTCAAACCGCTAACCCAATCAGGATATTGGACTATACCGGTCCAGACCTCCACGGGGTCTAATGGATATCCTATCCACTTGGCGGTGTTGGTAAATTCTAGTAGTGGTTAAAGTGCAGTAATCTTCTGTATCCCATCCCTTGGGACAGTAGGTCGACATACCAATCGCATCCTGATGGTTGACTTCACCTCCGAAGAGCCAAAGGGACCCTTGTGCGTCCACCTTGTGTATGAATTCCAGTGGTTCAGGATTTAATTATACCTTCCGCATTCCGGGCACTCCCGTGATGTTGTATCTGCTTAATGTAGGCGTGGGGTTACACTCCATCCACTGCTTTCCAACAGCTTCAGTTGTGAGGCACAGATAATCTACAGTCGCTTCTATTGGTCAACACCCCTTTTGGTTTCTTCAGTTCTATCTTCCATCTACCCGAGTCCGACTCGCTTGCGGGGTAGGTATAGCACGGATAAGGTTAATGTGTGCAAAAGGGCAGCCTACCAGGCTGGGGGTCCGCAAGGATCTTTGGTGAGAGATTTCTCTCCCAC